GCCTCCGATAGGCTTGAGCCAAAATGGCTACGCCCCCCCCCTGTGTTGATATAAATCCGTAGCAGGGCTGGTTTCCCTCGTGGGACCAGTAGGCTAATCGAGCCTGGCGATAACTGCTGCCAATCGGCAGCAACAACAAAAGCTACAATGGCTTAAGCTCCTCCCATGGCTGCCGCGAAGGGCACCCAGGAGGAGGCGGCCTGGCCAACATCACCGACCACTTCGGCAATGTCCTTGACGCCGTTACCCAATGATTCAGCTGAACTAATCACCTGATTCCATGTAGACTCAGCTGCTGGCTTGTGCATCACGTGACCGGCATAAGCGGGATTAAGCGGATCGAACCTCATTCTCCACTCAATGGTGACAAGATACTTCAGCGTAATCTTATCGGGATTGTACACAAAGATCGGTCCAAATCCTTCAAAATCTCTTGCATAAGTTGCCAAATCCCATTTATAAGTGCCGTCCGTGGCAATCCTGCGCGGTACAAAATCGGATAAAACGGACATGTTGTTAGGGACTGCGTTGACCTGAACTCCGCGAAGTGATAACTTGCCCGCTGAACAAAGCCGCGGGGCACTGTACGAAACAAGTTCCTGCATAATTTCCCTCCAGGTACGTCCGGATCCCATCAAATCAAGGACCGTCTTGGAACGACCGATGTAAGCAATGCCATCGGCATTCTGCAATGATGCACCGTTCATAATCTGCACAGTGATAGCAGCAGGCACCATCTTGGCACCGTTAAGACTAACTTCACCTAATGCAGCGCTGGAAAAGAATCTAGCATTGCCGGTGGTTCCAGAGCCATCCCCACCGATTGGAAGATCGAGTCCTGTGGTATCTGGGCAACAAACGGCAATGTCATTCAACCAAGCTGTCTCTGTAAACTGCGCGGCAGGACCTTTAAAAGTGCCGAAGAAAACAGCTTCGCGAGCAGTGTTCACAATGTCGGTGGTCCTGATGACTGTGTAAGAACCGACGGCTCGAGGAAGAGGCAAGTGGCAGGGATGCAATGCATTCAAAGCATGCGCTAAATTGACGCCCTTGCTCCTTCTCTTGTTCCTCTTTGGGAAGGCGTAATTGGTAACTTGGCCGACGCCCTGTTTAATGCCATACAACGACTTGCCGCCCTGCTTCTTCTTCTTGTTCTTCTTTAAGACGGCGCGTGCGCGCTGGCTCTTGGACATCGGCATGGCGATGTAGCTTTTGGTTGCTGCGCAATAAGCAGCAGTGCGAGAGAGAGGTACCTTTAAGGCTGCAGCTGGTGTCTTTGCCATTAAGCTGCATGGAGTGGCCGGGCACGCGGTGATACGTGCTCCCATCCCGGCCGGGTTACCCTAACCTACGTGATAGGCAAATCACCATTCCACGGCATGACATTATCAGGCGCAAGTGGCCGCGGGTGCTCAAGAATCCCGCGTGCTTTGCTAATCATATGCCACGATCCGCTTCCAGGCTAATCACCCACTGGGTGTTGGTTCGGGGTCACAAGCACTGAAGTGCTCCACTGAATCGATAGGGACTTTTGCTCATGACAAGCTTAAGTCTCTAACCGACAAATGAGGGAGCACTCTGCGGTCAGTGCCTGCGCAGCCAAAGAGGCTACCGTAGCCACGGGCCTCTTTCGCTGGTGGTAGCCTAAGCCACCAGTTACTTCTTACGTCTGCCTCATCGTATAGGGGCCGCACCCCCCACGACTGACACCGTCACCGCCGGTATCCCACACCGGCGGCGATCCCCACGCTCAGACGCCCGCCCGCCGCGCGCGTGCTATACGCGGCGGGCGGCTATGACTCCTTACCAGCGGCGGGTGCCATTGGCACCGCCCGCCGAGGAGTGGGAGCTGGCAGCTTCGCTCCCCTTACCGCTACGTCCAAGCGCTCCCCGGCCCGCCTCATGATGGCGACGTGTCCCGGGTTGGCTCTGAGCTTTGACACTCTTGTTCTGTCCATTCGATACGCTCTCTACAAGCCGCTGACGGAGCACCTCCAATGGTACGGAGGACTTCTCGCTGATCTCAACGGCCTTAGAGAGCCTCTCGACCAAGTTGGTGAAGCACTCTTCCAAAGGCCCCAACTCAAACAAGGCGAGATAAGACACAGGGTCGAGGATGTGATCCTCCTCGATAACGATTCCCCGTGCAATGCCATCCAACTGCAGCAAATGCTCGCGAAGGTACTTTCCGTCCTTCAAAACATTGGGGCAAGCCAAGCCCCAGGCATTTGCGTTGGCCTCCAAGCACTCCTTTGAATCAACAGTGGTCCGCGCTAGCACGGCACCGATGGCCTCGTGAGCCTTTTCGATGCTATCGCCAATAAAGCCGGTAGCTTCTGGCATGTTGCGGGCCTCCTGAGTGCGATCCCCGTAAAGGGGCATGTCAAATCTCTCCGACTTGGTGCCGGAGGATCGGGCCAACGTGCGAAGACGCTGCAGATGGTAGGTGGCGGTGTTGTAGACAACGTACCTGGTAAACAACGCATAGCGCATCTCCGTACACATGGAAAGGCACCTTGTGGCGTTGAGTCGATGGTAAGCCGCGTCCGCAACGCCAACCCGTCCGGTGGGCGTGTCCACAACTTTGAGAGCTGCGGACAACGTCCAAGCCATTTTGTCGAGGCGCTTGATCGGTTTCGGAACATACGCAAAGTTGCTCTCCCCGTCTTCATTGGTCACTTGGGCCACAATCATTGAGGTAACCTCAACACAAGATCGGGGTCCACCATGTGAATCCAAGTGCTTGGAATCAACATAAGCGGGCTCCCAGACCTCATTGGTGGCAGCACAGACGCTCTT